ATGGCTCATATCCTTTTGTAGATTTACCATCCCATTTACGGTGATAGTATTCTGGGTTCTTAAGCACTCTCATAAAACCATATAGGTTCATCATCTTTAGTAATTTTAGCATAATTAATTAATTTAGTAGTTAGTTTTATTTATCTATTCAAAGGGTTATAGTAAGTGACCTTGCTTTCATCAAAAGATTTAAGTGCACGCTTTACCCATGTAACATCTTGTGTATTTTTATAACATAATATATGACATACCGCTGTCTCAGTAGGATTTAATCTTAATAACCTACCAATTCTTTGTGCTGTTTTACGCTCATTACCATATGCATGCATTATAATACCTGATTTTAATTTTGGAATTGTAACACCTTCTGATAATTGTAAGACACAAGATAGCTGATAAATCCTTCCATCAGAAAATAACTCTAAATTATCTTCTGATTTGGGATTTTTAGAATGATAACTATATTTACATATTCTGTCTGCTTGTGCTTGAGTATTAGCAAAGACAATACATTTAGTGTCAATGTTTTTTAGCATACTCTTTACATAGCTCTCTTTACTTGTATAATCCATTAGAGCTCTCATACGCATAATTCTAGAAAACTGTATTTGTTTCTGTGTTTGTGCTTCTGCTACTCTACTGTTTATATAGTTATAATCCTTTTGTTCTGTTGTCCACCACACTCCTCCGTTTTTATTCTTCTTCTTAAGTGTAGGCAATTTAGATAGTTCTAACTCATGTACTATGATCTTATAATCATTTAATATCTTTGAGTCAGTTGCAGCATCTACATTAAATAGATACTTCATGGGACAATATTTTTGAACCATTTTACCTTTTTCTGATTGCCTATCTTTTGGTGGTGTACCTGTCATACCAAGGATTCTACCTGAAAAATTACTTAGAAATGTATCATGTGATTCCTTAAGGCTGTGACATTCATCTAAATAAAGAAGATCATAAGACTTTGGATCTTTTTTCTTTAGTGATATATATGTAGTAAATTCTATGTGCTCTAATAATATAGTCTTATTCATAAGTTCTAATTCCTGTACCCATGAATCTTTAACAGACCACTTTGGTATAACAACCAAAGCTTTTATAAACTGATCATAAAAATTACTGAGGTGCTGTATAGCTATACGTGTTTTACCAACACCCATAGATATACCTAACCCACATCTATTATTTTTTATTGCAATTGCTAATGCATCTGCTTGTACTATTTCTCTATTGCTCACGTTAGGAGTCTTAATAATTGTTTGCATATGTATATTGAGATGAAACAAATTGCTATCCAGGTAACTATACCTGTATAATTAAATTTTCTTTTCATACTTTTTTTATTAGTTATTAAAGGTGCACCCTACAGGACTTGAACCTGTGACCTACTCATTATGAGTGAGTTGCTCTAACCTACTGAGCTAAGAGTGCAAGTAGCCGGAGTGGGACTTGAACCCACACGGGCATACTGCCCAACAGATTTTAAGTCTGTCATGTCTACCTATTCCATCATCCGGCCATGTGATCCCACTAGGATTTGAACCTAGAACCTACAGCTTAGAAGGCTGTTGCTCTATCCAGTTGAGCTATGGGACCATAAATTTATGATCTTGAGCCTGAAAATCCTAATTCAAAAGATTCAGCTGGATGTTCTTCTATCCACATATGACAGTTTCTACAAACTGGTAACCATGTGGATGTTTCTAAGTGGTATACACCACGGCCATGTTTATGATGAACATCTGTAGCGTGCAAAGTACACTTATGTATTTTTGCATGACAGATAGGGTTGTCTTGTAAATACTGCCTACGCTTTTTGCTATAGGCAGCATTTATTTTTGACATTTTATTTGAGACTTTTTTGATACTCATTTGGTTTGATTGTAAAAAAGTTTCTAGGTAATAAACCTAAAGACATAAATTTTAAAACTACATCTTCATAGGTTATACCTAAGTCTTTGAATGTAAACGTATTCTTGAAATCATCTAAAGTTTCTTCTGCAGGTATACTTGCAATATACTGTGCTAAAGGACTGTGTTTAAATGTATTGCTAAGATAAGCATTTATTTTCTTATTGCTTATCATTTGCTTCCATCTATTTATTTCTTTTTGCCCACGTTTCCATACTCTGGTTATTCTACGTCTTTTGTCCCAATGAAGCTTCTTAACTTCTTCAGGTTTATAGACATTGAGACCATGTAGGACACGTTTAAACAAAAAATGTTGATAAGGATTAAGTTTACTGTATTCAAAAGAATTTATTAGAGATGGTGGATGTAACTGGTATTCAGAATACAATCCTAAATATTGGTAACGCTCTATGCGTCTGGATAATTTTAGTTCTCTATCATTTAGTTTTAGTTTTTGGATTTGTTCATGAGATAACATACTGTTTATTTTAGATATTAGTGATTTAATTAATGGTGTGTAAAAAATGTGGGTAGGTAGCTACTTAATTCACTACCTACCTCAGCATTCTTCAGAAAAACTTATTAAAGTTCAAAGGTTTCTTCTTCAAGAACCTCTTCTTTTTCTTCAACTACGTCTTCAACTACTGCATCACTAGTATCTTCTGTCTCAACTTCATTTTCTTTCTCATCAACGTTGATTCCAAAAGCTTCTGCTGTTTTACCAGCTTCAATCTTTACTGCTGTCTCAGATCCATTAGCTTCTCTAATGTCTTGTCCATTAGTGTGAGCTAATAATACATCTTCTGCATCCACATTTGGTACAAAAAATGTTTTCCTATAAATAGGTTGACCATCTACACAGCATATAATACCTGTATCACCAGCATATTTATAATCTCTATCTGGATCATTTTTGCTAAACGGTTCTAATTGTTCTCTAATTATAATCTTACCTGATAATGATTCTCCAGCTTTGAAGCCCATTTCTTGTAAGTCTTCTAGCTTACCGTGTATTAGAGTTGATACGTTTGAGCTTTTAACCCAACCATTAACTCCAAACGTTACTCTCTTCTGGCCTAGTCTTACATAGCCATACTCTGAATTACTACTTGATTGACGGATAACATTTCCCATGTCATCAGCAATGATGTTTACTTGATTTTGCATTTTTAAAAAATTTAAATGGATTAATAAAATAATTGATTGATGATTTAGCAATCATCTGAATGAAAATACGGGTCTTCCAGTTTTTCATATGCTTCTAGTTCATCTAATGCAGGTTCATGTTCTTCAATATGTTCTATTGATACTTTCTCTACTTTAGTGTTACTTTCTGCAAATGTGTTATAAAAAGGATTAACCACTTCTTTAGTATACGCTGAACTAAGGCCATTAAGATCATTGTACTCATCATCTGTTAATGCTAAGTACTGCTCTACTGAACACTCAATTATTCTGCCATTTGGAAGTTGTATTATCATTCTTTATTTTATTGCTGTAAAGATAATAATATAAACTTCTTTGAGTCAGTATATATGAATGTATTTTAGTTCAATTGAAAAATAATAAGCATATATATAGCTAACGTTTTACAATATTTGTAGCTTTCTGCCTATTCTAGATATATATTTATGTTGTTTTAACTCTTTTAACCATCTTTTGATAGAAGATTGACTTGAGTCAGCATCATCAGCTAATGTGCTAATAGATGGCCAACATAATCTGTTTTTGTTTGCATAGCAACATAAAATACTATACAAACCTTTTGCCTGAATAGATAGATTTGGATCTGTTAAAACTTTATGTTTAACAATTCCATATCTACTGCTCTTCTTGAACATGATCTTTTAATAATCTAAGCATAGCTAAGTTATTATCTTGCTCAGATTGTAATTTAAGATCTTTTAAAAAGAACTTTGTATTCATATAAGGCCCAAAATGTTTATGTTCATCTTGTTCCTTAAAGCTTTTATACTCTTTTTTAATTAATGTTATTGATAATTTAGGCATATTAAAAGTTATCTGGGTTATCTATATGTTCTGTTGTACACAGACTAAGCTCTGTCTGTCTACCATTCTTATAATACTTTATAGCATTTTTAGTAATTCTGGTACAAAACATAGGATTTGTTTCATGTTCAACCTTTTTTAACTCTTTATTAGCATCATGATATAATAGATCAACTTTTATTCTGCTATAAAAAGGATTAAACTCTTTATCTGTTGACCAAGATGAATCACCTGTTACTATACCATATACTAATGTATGATCAGTAGGTAATAAACCCATATCTTCTAATATATCAACCTCATACTCTTTACCTACGTGGTAAGTTGGAGGTTTAACCTTAACATAATCACCAATTTTAAGTGACTTATATTCTTTTTCTAATAACATTAGATGTATTATAGCCTCTATTGAGGAGACTGACAAATCATTTGCCAATATTTGTAATACATGTCTACTATTACTGCTAACTCTAAATTGACCAGAGTCAACAACTTTTTTAAATATAGTATGTACTACGTCTTTATGTAATGTATAAGTATCTGACATAATTTAATTTTTAGTTATCAGAGAGCACATACAGAAAACAAGTATGAGAAAACTGTATGGCTCCTGACATTGATTACACACAATCAACACAACTCCACAAGACCTAACTACACTAGCATTATAAATTAATTATAATACTGGTGTTGTTAGTGGTCCACGTGTGGAACTTTTACTTTTTATGGAATTCAATGGCAACGAATGGTAATACTAATACCCACTTATTATAGTGACTAAACGATCCATCCACACCAAAAGCAAATCCAAAGACTGGTATAAACTCTGTTGTTATTTTTGGTAATAGCTTTGTCTTACGCATCATTGTTAAATAAAATATTGCATTTAACCATGCTATGATTAGTATAACTGATTCAAATAAGAATTTACCAAAACCTAGCCAACCATTATAATAATAGTTGCCCAATATTACTGCGGTTAATCCAAATGGTATTACTACCACGAATAACCATTTTATGCATACTCTGAAGAATGTTTTCATAATTGTTTTTTTAATTGTAGAAGATAATAGTATCTCCTGAGTTAATATTTGTGTTTAGATCCCACGTCTTAAGATAAAACCCTAATGTACCATAGGTAGCATTATAGCCAGAAATATCAGGTTCAGCTGATGGATAAAAGTAATCATTTGTACTATGTATTTCTATATCTGGTTGTGAAATCATTGAATTGAGGTTCCATTGCAACCATATATCATCACCATTTGATACGCATTGATCACCATGTTCTGGTGTACAATCAGCCATAAATGAACTAAAGCTGGTATCCCATTTAGTTTGAGCGGTTACATTATTACTATCTATATCATAATAACCTCTATATACCCAATGATTGTTTTGATAATCATACGCTTTAGTATATAACGATACATCTGTATTAGATAGTAGTTCTTGAACTGGACATATTGGTTCAAGTTCTTCCTTTTGACAGGAAGTAAACGATAGGAGAATGCCTATACATATAATTAATTGTTTCATATTTACTTGTTTATTTATTTGTGCAATATTGCGGGTACTATGCCTATTATCCTATAGAGAGAGAGACATAACACCATTATTTAGTATTGTTGCTTGTATTAAGGGCTAATACCATTACGTTAGCTATATTTATATTATAGGTACTGATAATTATAACAGTAGTGGTAAAAGGTGGTATTTTGTGGGTATAAGACCTATCTTTTTGTGTTACACACACATAAAATAAAATTTTACCACAGTTTTATGCAATAAATTGGCATAACGTGCTATAGCTGGGGAGAAGATAGCAGTAACTGTAGTTAGCAGAGAAGAAAGCAGATAAAATAGCAGTAACTTTTACTTGCATGCATTGCTTTTACTCTGTTAACTAAAAGACAACAGAGCTGTTACACTCTGTTGCCTATTGTTATTAGACACTCTCTACCCAACGTAGATTAGTTTCTTCTCCTGTGTTTAAATCTACTACAGGGTTATCACTTAATTTAAAGTTTGGCATTTCATCTCCTTGGTTGAGTTTGTTTTGCAAAGCTTTAATTGTAGGATGTTGTGCGTTCATCACTTTGTTTGTATCAGGGTCTATTAGACTTAAGATGCCAAAGGTTACATTACCTGTTGCTCTTGTAGCTACTGACATTCCTGCAAGCTCATTCTTCTTTGAAGTGATTGGCTTGTCTGATACAATGATGGTTGCTGTTCCTGTGTTCTCATTGATTCTTAGTTTTCTGAAAAATACTGACATAATTATTATATTTAAAAATTTATGGGCTCTCACATTGTTGTGGGGGTACCCGTTGTACAAATTTTAGCTGGGGAGCAGAATAGTAGAACCTTTCAAGCACGCAAAACACACAACTTTTTGGGGGGCAAAAAATTTTTTTACCAGATAGCGGGGACATCTTGTGACTCAAAAACTTTTATAGAATTTAAAAATTCACTATATTATTCTTATAAAAGAGTTACTAACTAAAATATGCCCCAATGTCTGAGTCTAATGAAAAAGATGATATAATGGATAGAATACAACAAATGCAGTTAGATCAGATATTATTAGACAAGGCGTATAACAATGCTTGGCTGATACTGTCCGGGCAAATTACTTTTGATGAGCTATTAGGTCAGAACTTCCAAAAGGAAGAGTCTATGATAATGGCTTTTGATCCTGAGATGGGACCGAAAAAGGAAGAGTTAGAAAATATGATTGCACATTTCATTGAAAGTGAACAATATGAAAGGTGTGCAAAACTCACTGAGATATTAAATAAAACATACCCTAAATTAAGTTCAGAATAATGGCATTAAAAAAATCAAGTAAAAAGAAAAAAAGTACCGTAAATAGTAGTGGAAACTACACAAAACCGGGAATGCGTAAAAGATTGTTTAATTCAATCAAAGCCGGAAGCAAAGGCGGAAGACCGGGACAATGGTCTGCACGTAAAGCTCAGATGTTAGCTAAACGTTACAAAGCTGCTGGTGGAGGTTATAAAAGTAAAAAGTAATGGCACTTAAAAAGAAAAAGCCTGTAGCTGCAAAGGCAATGGCTAAAAGCGTATATAAGAAAGGTGGATCAGTTAAGACTGTAAAAGGTGTTCCAACAAAGGGACTTACCAGCAGACAAGCTACTACACTTAAGAAACATTCTGTACATCACAGTAAGAAACACATCAAAATGATGGTTGATGCAATGAAAAAAGGAGCATCATTTAGTGCATCACATAAAATGGCACAGAAGAAGGTAGGCAAGTAATGGCAAAAACAAAACAACAAAAAAGTCTAGATAGATGGACTAAACAAAAGTGGAGAACACCTTCTGGAAAGAAAAGTTCTGAGTCAGGAGAGGTATACGCTCCTTCTGCCACTATCAAAAAGCTTAAGAGTACTAAAAAGGGTAGAGCTAAGCTAGCTGCAGCTAATAAAAAGAAAAGAGCAGCAACAAAAAAAGGTAAGCAACATGCAAAACACGGCTTACACAAAGGTAAAAAAAGATAACAATGGCTAAGAAAAAAGACAGCAGACTTACAAGAGCAGGTGTATCAGGCTATAATAAACCTAAGCGTACACCAAATCATCCAAAAAAATCACACATAGTTGTAGCAAAAGAAGGTGACAAGGTAAAAACTATTCGTTTTGGACAACAAGGTGTTAAAACTGCAGGTAAACCCAAAGCAGGTGAGTCAGCAAGACAAAAGGCCAGACGTAAAAGTTTTAAAGCAAGACACGGAAAAAATATTGCAAAAGGTAAAATGAGTGCTGCATATTGGGCAAACAGAGTAAAATGGTAGATTATGACACAATTGCAACTAATAAAATTAGGATTTAAGAAGGTTTTGATAGATGAACAAGATGAAGATCACTTTTATTATGACCTTGAATTTGGAGAAATAGTATTTATTTCTGGAGATAATAGTGAAGCAGAAGAAGACGGTGGTTGGTATGTAAGTACCCCATGTCAAACGTTAAGATTCTATGCGTACTCTGAGATCAAAAGCGTAATAGATATATTTAACCGTAATAAAATTTCTTAAAAATAATATCTAAACTTTTTTGATGTAAACTATTTTTGTATATCTTTGTCAATATTAATTTAAAAAATATTGCAAGATGGCAAAAAAAACCAACAATCAACCGCTTGATGAAAAAGAACCTCAAATGTCAAAAGAGGAAATGACCAAGCGTAGAGAAGAAATCACAGAATTTTATAAAGATAACATACCTCATCTTGAAGTACAAGCTGATTATGAGATGTTATTGGCTGCAATTGAGAAAGCTAGAGCAGAAAGAATGCAGGCACAAATGTTTATGGCACAGTCATACGCTAATCAGAATGGTCAATCTAGTGTAGATCCTAATTCTGAAGAAGCTAAAGCTTTTCAAGAAGCTATGGCTAATGCTGTAAAAGATCAAAAATAATAATTATGAGACAATTAAAAGTAGGAAGTAAAGGAAATGATGTAAAAACGCTACAAACAAAATTGAAGATTACTGTTGATGGGCACTTTGGACCATTAACTGAAAAGGCAGTGGAAAAATATCAATTGGCTAAAGGGTTACCATGCACAGGTGTAGTTGATAATGATATGTGGTCACTGCTTTTAAATTTAGAATATAAACCAGAAGAGGACATTGCAGAAGATACAGATGTAAGTGATCAGTATTTTAAAACTAGATTTGATCAAATAATACATAAACACTATTTACCTAAAGGAGAATATGTAGAAGGCCCTATAAAAAATGAGTATATTTTTTTACATCATACTGCTGGTAATGCTAACCCATATAGATGTATAGATCATTGGGGTAGAGATACTAGAGGTAGAATAGCTACAGAATTTGTATTAGGAGGTATTAACCATAGAAATGGTAATGATGAATATGATGGTGTTATGGTGCAGGCATTTCCTGAAGGATGTCAAGGTTATCATTTAGGTAGAACTGGATCTGGTTTTATGAACCGTCACTCTGTAGGATTAGAGATATGTAGTATGGGATACTTAAATAGTAGAGATATGACTACATATGTAAATAGCAAATGCGTTGAAGATCAAATAGTTGAGCTTCCAGAAATGTTTAAAGGTTATCTACACTGGCATAAATATTCAGAGGAGCAAATAAAAGCTACTGAAAAATGGATTAGATATGTAGGAGAAAGAGATCAAATAGACATAAGGCTTGGACTAAAACAATTTATAAAGAAGTATGGCCCAACAAAAGGTTTTGAATTTCAAGAGGATGCATTTTATGGTAAGGTGAGAGGATTATTAACACATACAAATGTAAGGAAAGATAAGTGGGATTGTTTTCCACAACCAGACTTTGTAGATATGATAATGAGTTTATAATATGGCATTAGTAAATAAAGTAGATTTAAAATTGCAAGTAGACTTAAATAAGTCTATAAAGTATCAAATTGTTACTTATTGTTTTTTCAAAGATATTCTTATATCTAATTCAGATTTAAAGTTTTTAAGTGAATTAGCTAAATCAGGAAAAATAGAATTAACCAAGTTTTGTTCAGATTTAGTAAAAGAGAATATATTTAAAAGCTCACAATCAGCAAGAAATGCAATAACAAAAGCTGAAAAAAAAGGATTATTAGATAAGCAAGGTATAAATAAGAAAACAATAACAATTAATAATGATATGAATGTGCAAACAACAGGGTTAGTTTTATTAGATTATAAAGTATTAGGCCGTGAAACCCAAGAGTCATAAAGACTTTAAGAAAGGTATAGCTGATGAGGTAGGTGTTCATCAGTCTGTTGTTGATGACTTTATATCTTTTTATTATGCTAAAGTAAGAAGCAAACTTTCTAATCTAGAGTTCCCTAGAGTTTATTTAGATGGATTGGGGACTTTTTATTTAAGAAAAAACAAATTAGAGAAAGCAATAAAAAGAAACAAAAGTATATTAGGAAATTTAGCTAAAAGAACTTATGCAGGTTTTGCAAAAAGTGAAGATGTGCAGAAAGATATAGAAAAAATGGAAGAGGCATTAAAACAAATGGAAAAAGATATTCTAAATAAAAAGAAGTTTAAAAATGAAAGGTAAATGGAAAAAATATTTAGATGTATTTAAGAATGCTGACCAAATTGCAGAAGGGATAGCAAATACTATATTTAAAAAAGAACATGTTGAAGCAGTAGCTACAGATAGATTTCAGATTTGTATTAAATGTTCTTTGTTTGATGCTAAAGGTGATGATTGTGTAGCACCTGGGACACAACCATGTTGTAGTGATTGTGGTTGTAGTTTAGCATTTAAAGTAAGATCACTATCATCAGAATGTCCAAAAGGATTTTGGGATGCATTAGTGACAGAAGAGGATGAAGATATAATAATAAACCAAATAGAACAAAATGGAGAAAAAAAGTAAAGAAGAAATAGTTATAGAACTTTTAGAAATAGAAGAAATAACACCTGAAGAAGCAGCAACATTATTAGATAAAGAAGGTACAATGGAGATAGTAAGGACATATGAACTAATAAATGTTAAACCTTCAGAAAATGAAAAGTCTGATTCATATTGGACAACTAATACAACTGGATAATGGCAATTTCATTTAAAGAACAAGGACATTTATATGAGAGCATTGATCAAGATAACATAACTTGGACAAGTGTAACCTCATTAGTTTCTAAGTTTAAACCTAAATTTGATAGAGAAGGTCAAGCAAAAAAGTCTTCTAAAAATAAAAGATCTAAGTGGTATGGTATGTCACCAAAAGAAATTATTGCTGCATGGGATGGTGAAACTGAAAGAGCAATAAAGTTAGGTAACTTTTATCATAATCAAAGAGAAGCAGATATGCTTGATTTAAACACTATAGGTAGGCATGGTGTAGAAGTACCCATAATTAAGCCAATAGTTGATCAGAACGGGATTAAAATAGCTCCTGTGCAAAAGCTAGGGGATGGTGTATACCCAGAACATCTGGTATATTTAAAATCTGCAGGTATTTGTGGTCAAGCAGATTTAGTTGAAGTTGTCAATGGTTATATAAATATTACTGATTATAAAACTAATAAAGAAATAAAAGAAAAAGGTTTTACAAATTGGGAAGGTATAACTAATAAAATGTTTAGACCAGTAAACCATCTTGATGATTGTAATTTAAACCATTATAATTTACAACTCAGTATTTATGCGTATATTATTAAAAAGCATAATCCTAAACTTAAAATAGGAGATCTGGTAATACAACATGTAAAGTTTAAACAAATAGGAGAAGACAAAAATGGATATCCTATAAATGAACATGTAAATGGTGAGCCAGTGTTAGAGGAAATAAAAATTTATAAACTACCATATCTAAAGGATGAAGTAAATTCAATAATGATATGGCTAAAAGAAAACCAAAAATGAAAGAATATATAGCAGCAGTAGCAATACAATCTTTGAAGTCAAAGGTTCCAACAGATTTTAGATTTGAAGAAACAAAAATATGTATTGACTTAAGTAAAATAGTATGGTTCAAAGAATATTTTCATGTAGCAACAGATAAGTTCAAAGCAACACATACTGAAGTATTATTATTTGGTCAATCTAATCCTATTATTTTAGTGATAGGATATGAAGATTTAAAGAAAGACATTAACAAAAAAAATAAAAAGTAATGGCAAATACAATTCCTATTTTAAAAACAAACTTTAAAACATTAACTCAGGTATTTCCTGTTGTCCAAAGAGATGCTAGTGGTACCTTTTCAACAGACACTAATGGTGAATTTTTACCTTTAGATATGTCTAAAAGAACAGACTTATACATTGATGTGAATACTATAGTTGGTGTATCTAAGTTTTTTGATACACAAAAAAATAACATTAGAGGAAGCTTTAGTCAAATCACAATTATTGGTGCATCTGTACCTCTTTTTCCTATTGTAGTAACTGAAAGTGTTGCTACTATTAAAGGTTATATGAATGAAAGAGAAGACTGTGCAGAATTATGTAGAGATAATACGTGATGATAGTAAAATTATTTGACATACAAAACAGTAAGGTAGTTTTAACAGAACACTGTTATACATTACCATTTTTAAAAGGGATTATGACTGAATATCCTGATACACATATGCAAGTTTATCAGTATCTATTTTATATGAGCTGTCCTAATCCTGATTTAAATCCTTTTTTTAATTTACCAGAACATGAGAAAGAGGATATTATTATAGAAGAAATAGGATTAGAAGAATCTACTGAAGATCCAAAGATTAGATATGGATTAGATATGTGTAAAAAGCTCTATGAAACACCAACATATAGAGCATATGTAGGTATTAAGTCAATGTTAGATAGACTTGCTAAATACATGGAAGTTACACAGATTGAACATGGTAGAGACGGTAATATTAATTCTATGGTAAATGCAGCTGCTAAGTTTGAGCAGATAAGACAATCTTATAAAGGTGCATTTACAGACATGAAAAATGAACAAGAGAGTTCTGTGCGTGGTGGTGCAGGATTAGCTTATGATCAATTATAAACCAAAATTAAAATTAAAATTATGAACAAAAGAAAAAAAGCAGACAGATGGTTTGCAGCAAATGGAATTAATCCTAACACTCCTGATAGTGATGGGAATGCAAGATTATTAGACTTAGCCCCTTCAGGTGTATGGTGTGCTGATTCAGATGGAGTAACTAGTTATAGCTGTACAATTAGTGTACAAGGATATTTATTTTACTCACATGTATCAGTAATTTTTGAAGATGGTAATGGAAACACCTATGAGTTTGAAGGTGGTGCCGGGGGAGTAGGAGTAGGAGATACTGAAGCTGAGGGTATTATTTACTTTGGTGATGAAGAAACTTTACTAAAAGCAACTACTTTTGGAGTAGCATTTATTGCTGAAGACGGTGGTGCACTACAAGTAACATGGGGAACTAGTGGTAATGCTACAGCAGTTGGTGTAGGTGAAGGACTGGGTGCATTTGGTGGTAGTGGATCTTGGAAAAAAGCATAAGGATATGAAACAAGTAGTTATACCAGTAGGTAAAAGATTGTTAATCAAAAGAAAAGCTGCAGAGACTAAAACAGCATCAGGAATTATTATACCAGAAATAGCTCAAAAAAAAGAGTTTAAAGGTACAGTAGTTGGAGTTGGTGCTGAGGTAGAAGAAATATCTGTAGGAGATGAGGTACAATATGCAGAGCATGCTATGCCTACACCAATGAAACATGAAGGTGAGGAGCATTTACTTCTTCAAGCTGGAGATGTATTTGCTATCATAAGATATGAGTAGGATTATTCCAACATATGAGAAAGGGAAATGGAGCACTACTGAATTTGAAAATGATCTTGACTTTAGAGAATACCTAGAGACTATTTTTAAAGAGCCAGGTAAATATGGATTTACTGAAGTGGCATTAGAGTTCAACAAAGAAGCCCGCACATTTAATGAGCAGGGCTTCTATTGTAATGCTCCTTTTAGATCTAAAGATTTTACTTCTTACTGGGAGGATCAAAAAAATAAATGTAGGCAGGGAGTAATATACAAGGATAATAATCATGAATGGTATCTTACAAGAGATTACTATATGTGGTTAAACTTCTTACCTATTTTTGACAAAGAAGAAAAACATTATGGTTTTGCAAAAGTACGTGATGCACAGTATCATATGGCTTTGTATGAAATACTAGCAGAGTTAAATAATCAGCATTCTGCTATTCTCAAGAAAAGACAGATAGCATCTTCTTATTTTCATATGGCTAAAATTATAAACCAGTATTGGTTTGAAGAAGGTTCTATATGCAAAATAGGTGCATCATTAAAAGATTATATTAATGATAAAGGATCTTGGAAGTTTTTAGAAGAATATAAAACATTTTTAAATGAGCATACAGCCTGGTATAGACCAAGCAATCCTGAAAAAGTTTTATTATGGCAACAACAGATTGAAGTTAAAGTTAATAATAGAAAAACCTCTAGAGGATTAAAATCTAAAATACAAGGTGCATCTTTTGAAAAGAATGCAACAACTGGTGTAGGTGGACCTTGTACTTACTTTTTTCATGAGGAGGCAGGTATTGCAAAAAATATGATGCAAACTTATGAGTACTTGCGTCCTGCAATGTCATCAGGTATGGTTACTACTGGTATGTTTATAGCTGCTGGATCAGTGGGTGATTTGGAACAATGTAACCCACTAAAAGAAATGATATTAAATCCAGGAGCAAATGATATATATGCTGTAGAAACTAATCTAATGGACGCTGATGGTACTATTGGTATGGCAGGTCTATTTATTCCTGAACAGTGGTCTATGCCACCTTATATTGATGAATATGGCAACTCACAGATAGATGAAGCTATTAAAGCTATACTTATAGAAAGACAACGTTGGAAGAATGAGCTAAGTGGTGAACAATATCAGTTAAGAATATCTCAGAAACCTTTGAATATTGCAGAAGCTTTTGCATATAGAAAAGAATCTGTTTTTCCACAAGGGATACTAAGCAAACAACTTAAAAAGATAGAAGAAAAAGAATATCCATATGAGTTGATTAATTTAGAAAGAGATCAAACTGGCATAATAGCAAAGAGAACAAAAAAATTACCTATATCTGATTTTCCTGTAAATAAAAAACAGACAGATAAAACCGGATCTATTGTGGTTTGGGAAAGACCTGCAAGTAAAAGACCAGACTTTGGTTGTTACTATGCATCTATTGACCCTGTATCAGAAGGTAAGACTACAACATCAGATTCTTTATGTAGCATCTATGTATATAAAAATGCTATAGAAGTTACAAGAGAGTTGCCAAGTGGAGATGTAGAACAGTTTATTGAAAAAGATAAAATAGTTGCTGCATGGTGTGGAAGATTTGATGATATAAATAAAACTCATGAAAGATTAGAAATGATCATAGAGTGGTATAATGCATGGACTATAGTTGAAAATAATATATCATTATTTATACAACATATGATTGCAAGAAAGAAACAAAGGTATTTAGTACCTAAACAACAAATATTATTTTTAAAAGATCTTGGATCAAATAGAACAGTATATCAAGAATATGGTTGGAAAAATACAGGAACATTATTTAAAAGTCATTTAATATCATATGCTATTGAATTTTTAAGAGAAGTAATAGATGAAGAGTTAGATGACAATGGCAATGTTATGCAGCAAACACTGGGTGTAGAAAGAATACCAGATCCAATGTTATTAAAAGAAATGTTAGCTTACTATCCAGGACTAAACGTGGATAGACTAGTTGCCTTTGGTGCTTTAATTGCATTTGCTAAAATTCAACAATCTAATAGAGGATACTCTAAAAGACGTGAATCAGAGGATAATTCCTTGGTAAATTCACAAAAAATAAGTAAATTAAAGTATAGTCCGTTTAGGAATATAGGTTATAATAAAAGACAATCTAACCCAAGAATGAGAAGATCTGGCTTCAAAAATTATAAATAGATGAAAGTATTAAATGCAATGCAAATGAAAAATGGGGCACGTGCTGAAAGCGGACCTACATTTTCAAACTTAACTCAACCAGTTCAGTTTTTACCGTATAAGAAAAAAACTGATGATTGGGCAGCATGGAACTTAGATTGGTTAGAAATGCAAGGAATAGAGTTTTTACGTATAAACTCTAGAAGGTTATTAAAAAATTATAAGTTAGCAAAAGGTGTAATAGATAAAACAGATTATATAGTTGAGCCTGATAATGAGTATAAAGATCTCATGGATGTATTAACTACAGAAAATGATTCTGCACTAGAACTTAAGTTTTACCCTATAGTACCTAATGTTATAAATGTATTAACAGGTGAGTTTGCAAAAAGATATTCTAAGGTCCAGTTTAGAGCAACTGATGATGCATCTTATAATGAAATGCTAGAAGCTAAAAGAATTCAAATAGAAGAAGCATTACTTGCTGAAGCAGAATCAGAGTTAATACGTAGAATGATAGAGATGGGCATGGACCCAGGATCTGAGGAAGCACAACAACAATTAAATCCAGAATCTTTAAAATCATTACCAGAGATAGAAGACTTTTTTAGCAAGTCTTATAGAAGTATGGTAGAAGAGTGGGCATCTCACCAACTTGCAGTAGATGAAGAAAGATTTAAAATGCAAGAACTTGAAGAAAGAGGATTTAGAGATATGCTAATTGCTGATAGAGAGTTTTGGCATTTCCGTATGTTAGAGGATGATTATGATGTAGAGTTATGGAATCCTGTATTAACATTCTATCAAAAGTCTCCAGACCAAAGATATATTGCAGATTCAAACTATGTAGGTAAAGTAGACTTAATGACTGTATCTGATGTGGTAGATAAGTATGGATATTTAATGAATGAAAAACAATTAAAGTCATTACAAAAAATTTATCCAGCAAGATCAGCACAATATCAAGTAAATGGATATCAGAATGATGGTGCATACTATGATCCTAAAAGATCTCATGAATGGAATACAAACATGCCAGGCTTGCCTTATAGACAGTTTGTAAGTAACTTTCATAATGACCCTGCAAGAGGTGGAGATATACTAAGTCAAATATTAGATGAGAATGAAGATGTATCTATGTGGGGTGAAGGTAACTTAATGAGAGTTGCAACTATATACTGGAAGACACAACGTAGAGTTGGTCATCTTACAAAAGTAGAATTTGATGGTGAAATCACGCAAGAGATTGTAGATGAAACATTTAGAATTACTAAAAAAGCAGTATATGATACTTCAATATTTAAACATAAAACTAAAGAGAATCTTTTAGAAGGAGAACATATAGATTGGATATGGATAAATGAAGTATGGGGTGGAGTTAAAATAGGACCTAATCTACCGGCTATGTGGCAAACTACTATGGGTGATAACATAAACCCAATATACTTAGGTATAAATAGAAAGAAGCCAGGAAGATTGCCTTTCCAATTTAAAGGTGATAATAGTTTATATGGTTGTAAGTTACCGGTTGAAGGTAGAGTTTTTTCTGATAGAAATACTAGATCAACTTCTTTAGTTGATTTAATGAAAGCATATCAAGTTGGATACAATATGGTTAATAACCAGATTGCTGATATTCTAATAGATGAATTAGGTACAGTAATTATGTTTGATCAAAATGCATTACCACGTCATTCAATGGGTGAAGACTGGGGTAAGAATAATTATGCAAAAGCATGGGTAGCAATGAAAGATTTTCAAATGTTACCTCTTGATACATCAATTACAAATACTGAGAATGCAACTAACTTTAATCATTATCAAACTCTAAATATGGAGCAGACTAATAGATTAATGTCTAGGATTCAACTTGCAAATTATTTTAAACAACAGTGTTTTGATGCTATTGGTATTAATCCTCAACGTTTAGGTGGGGCTGTATCTGCGCAAACAGCAACAGGTGTTGTACAAGCAATGCAGCAATCATATGCACAAACAGAAATGTATTTTGTACAGCATTCAGATCATCTTATGCCAAGAGTGCATCAAATGAGAACTGACTTAGCACAGTTCTATTACAGTTCAAATCCAAGTCTAAGGTTGCAATATATATCTACAGAAGCAGAAAAAGTTAATTTCCAAATTAATGGAACAGATCTATTAATGAGAGATTTTAATGTATTTGCAACAACTAAAACTAATCATAGAGCTATTTTAGAAAGTCTTAAACAAATGGCTCTTACAAATAATACAACAGGAGCAAGTATTTATGAGCTAGGTAACATTGTAAAAGCTGATTCTATTGCAGAAGTTTCTGATATACTTAAAGATTCAGAAACTAGATTGCAGAAACAAAGACAGCAAGATATGGAACAACAGCGTCAATTACAAGAACAACAGTTACAAGCTAAGGCTCAAGAAGAACAACAGAAACTACAAGTTGAAATGTCTGAGAATGAGAAAGATAGACAAAATGATGTTCTTCTAGCAGAAATTAGATCAGCAGGATATGGTTCAATGGTTGATATAAACAAGAATGAACAGTCTGATTATATGGATGCAATGAAAGATATTAGAGAGACTACTCAGTACAGAGAACAGATGAATATGAAGCGTGAAGAAAACGCTAGTAAATCTGCAATGGAAAATAGTAGACTTAGTGTAGAAAGAGAGAAAATAGCTGCTTCAAAACAAATAGCTGACACAAAACTTCAAATTGCAAGAGAAAACAAAAATAAATATGATTCTCCAAAAACAAAAGAAGATAAGTAAGCGTTAGCTATATACTGCAAAATATTTTCAATTTTTAGAAAATTTATTAAGTTTATTGTAATGATAATATAGAAAAGTTTCTGTATATTATTATTGTAACAAGTATTAATTATTAAAACCAACATAATTATGGCAACTGAAACACAAACTGTGAATAGTAACGTAGAACAAGTAGAAGTAAATTTAGATGAGATCTTTAATGCTGCACCAAGTGGAGCTGATATGATCCAAGATACTACTACAAAACCAAAAAACATATTCTCTGGCTTAGGTAAAGCCTCAGCTGATATGTCTTTTGCAGATCCTGATAAAGATGATAAGGATGATTTAAATGCAAAAGTTGAAGAGAGTAAAGAAGAACCAGCAACTGAAGAAGTTAAAGCAGAGGTTGAAGAAAAAAAGGAAGAAGTAACAGAAGAACCTAAAGAAAAAGTAGATGAGATTTTTGAAGCTTTAGATCCTAGTAATGAAGTTGAAGAAGAAGAAGTAGCAGAAACTAAGACTAAAGAAAAAAGAGGTAGAAAAGCAATAAGCGGTATCTCAGACGTATTTACTAAGTTGATTAAAGATGATAAGATTGTTCCTTTTGATGATGATAAACCATTGGTAGAATACACTGCAAAAGACTGGGAGGAGCTTATTGAAGCTAACTTAGAAGAAAAAGCAAGACAAGTAAGAAGTGAAACTCCTAAACAATTTTTTCAGAGCTTACCACAAGAATTACAAATAGCTGCTAAATATGTAGCTGATGGTGGTAAAGATTTAAAGAGTTTATTTACAACTCTAGGTCAAGTTGAAGAAACAAAAAGCATTGATGTTAAATCTGTAGCTGGACAAGAAAGAATTATCACTGAATATTTAAGTGCAACCGGATATGGTACAGCAGAAGATATTCAAGAAGAAATAGAAATTTGGAAAGACTTAGGTAAATTAGAAACACAAGCTAATAAGTTTAAACCAAAGTTAGATAAGATGCAAGAAAAAGTTGTTGCACAAAAACTAAAAGAGCAAGAGCTTAAAAAGAAACAACAACAAAATGCATCACAACAGTATATGAAAAATGTTTATGAAACATTAAAAGAAGGTAAATTAGGTGATATCAAAGTTGATAGAAAGACTCAAGCCATGTTATATAATGGTTTAGTTCAGCCTAACTATCCTTCAGTAAGTGGAACCAACACTAATTTATTAGGACACTTACTAGAAAAGTATCAATTTGTTGAGCCAAACTACGCATTAATATCTGAGGCTTTATGGTTATTGCAAGATCCTGAAGGATATAAAGCTAAGATCATGGATAAAGGTGCTCAGAAAAGTGTAGAGAAAACGGTTAGAAAACTGAAGAGTGAACAAGCAAATGTAGGTGGAGCATCATTAGGTGTTGCACAAGCAGAAGAAGAAAGCAAGAGAAGTTCAAAAAGAAAGATTACTAGACCGGCAAACATATTTAAAAGAATTTAATTAGGTAAATTAAATGTATAAACTGAAAATTAATTATTAATCAAAAACAATCAAATTATGGCAACTCCAGTTTTAAATAATGGGATTTTCCTACGTGATACAAGCTATAAAGCAAGTTCACATATTGATTCTTATCACCTTACCCAGATGCTTGGTAACCCTGAGCCTATGGATATGGGACCAATTGATTTATGGGCTATGACCCAGAAGGTAGAAATGCCTTTATATCAAATGGCTTCTTTTGGTGGAAAGAACACAATATTAGTGGATAACGCTAGAGGTGAGTACAAGTGGCAAACTCCTGTTGCACAGGATCTTCCTTATATTGTGGCTGACATTGAGCCTGCTAATACTAGCAAAGGTGTAGATGGAACACTATTTAAGATCAAGATCAACAAAAGGACTTTTGGACATGGTGACATTATTACTTATGATAAGTATAATGGATTAGAATTGTACATTACAGCTGATGATATTATCCCAGCAGGTGATGGATATGTCTACACAGTCCAATTAGTTAACAACAACAACTCAGCGGTATTAGATAACAAATACTTAGCTAAAGGTACTAAGTTCTTCAGAAAAGGTTCTGCAAGAGGTGAGTACGGAGAAAGATTCTCTGATATTGAAACAGGTTCAGGTTTCCGTGAGTTCTACAACTATGTAGGAGGAGCAGAAGCTCATGTACACTATTCAATTTCTTCAAGAGCAGATTTAATGATCAAAGGCGGATTAAACGCTGATGGTACTGTACCTGTTACTGAAATATGGAGAAACTACAACACAGATCCAAATAATCCATCTGTACCTAGTATTGAAGGATTAGTAGCAAACATGGGTAAAGCGGGTGCAAGAGAAGCATTTGAGAATGGAACTCTTACAAGAACTTTCATTACAAATATGGAAGCAGCTCACTTATCTAAGATTGCAACGGATATTGAAACTTACCTAATGTGGGGTAAAGGTGGTAGAATTAAGCAAGACGGTCCAGATGACATTAGATTATCTGTAGGTTTATGGTCACAGTTAGATAACTCATTTAAGAGAGTTTACAACAAGTCATCATTTACACTTGATATGTTTAAATCTGAACTTTACAACTTCTATCAAGGTAAAGTTGAATTCAAAGGACCAGATCCACAAAGATCACTTGTTGTACAAACAGGTATTGGTGGTATGCAATTAATCAACAAAGCTATTGCTGATGAAGTGTATGGTTCAGGTCTAGTACAAAATGCTTCACAAATTGGAGCAGTAACAGGACAAGGAATGGACTTAGATTATGGTTTTGCTTACACAAGCTTTACTATTCCATTCTTAGCTAATGTTAAGTTTGTATTGAACCCGGCATTTGATAATTTAAATACTAATGACATTGAGAATCCATTAATTGATGGAAGACCATTAAGTTCATTTAGCTTTATTATCTTTGATGTTACTGATGAAGGAAATGATAACATTCACTTGTTAAAACTTTCTTGGGATAATCAACTTAAGTGGTTCTACCAAAATGGTACTATGGACTACATGGGAAGAACTCAAGGATTTGCTTCTACAGGTCAATTCAATGGGTATAGAGTATATATGACTCAAACCATGCCAGCTGTATGGGTTAAAGATCCGACTAAAGTTCTTAAAATAGTAATGAGAAACCCAGTTACTGGAGGATCATTCTAAGAATTGTAATTAAAAGGGGAGGCGGGTCAAACCTCCTCCCTTTTTTATTTTTAACCTTTTAAAATATACTAATCATGGGAGCACCAAAACAATTAACCAAGTTGAAGCAACAATTTGAAAGCCCAGCATTTGAAGGTGTATCAAGAGCAGAAACAGGTAATGCAAGATTACTACATGTAAATGAAGTAATTAGCTGGATCCGTGATGTAGCTGACTCAGATTCTTATTTAGATAATGCAGCTGCTAAAGCAGCAGGACTAAAAAAAGGAGATATATATCATACTGCAGGACTTTTAAAAGTTGTTATTGACTAACAGTCAAAAACTTTAGCAAGGATAAAACCTTGCTTTAGAAATATTAGTAATAATAAAATGTGCAAAACATGCACTTTTGACGTGAGTAACAATTATTAATTTTTAAAAAACCAAAAAATGGAAGATTACACTATTGTTGAGAAGTATCAACATACAAAAAAGAGTAGCACAATTGCTATTAGACCTTATTTTAATCCAAACAAGGAGAATATGGGGTTAGAAAAATACGGACTTGCTATGCATGATGGCGTATGGCATCAAGAAAGTTTAGCTTGTCTAGAGATAAATGGAGTTAAGAGATATGTTACAGGACTAAATGAATTTGCTCCTGAAGTAAAAATGTTACCTCCAGGAGAGAAGAAGGCTAAGATTGCAGAAATCAGAAAGGTAGTTTCTGAATTAGAAGCTGAGTTAGCTGCTAATGTAGTTGATCCTAAAGATAAAGACTTTTGGAATAAACTAACTGTTATGAAGCCTGACAACTCTAAGTTTTGGGATAGAATTGAAATTAGATGTGGTAATGATCCAGTATTTTTAGATGCAGAAGTAGATCCATATGATAGAATTAAATTATATGCTATAAAAGCAGGAGGATTTTCTATTGTTGCTAAATCATTAGCAGAAGCTAGAAAATCAAAATCTGGTCATAAATTTTATTTAGATACAGTTAAAGAAACATTAACAACAAGAACTGAGCTAACTAAAGTTAAGAATAGAGCTATATCAGCATTAACTGATCTTTATGACTCTAATCCTACTAAGCTTTTATATGTTGCAAAAGTTTGTGATGCTGATAGTGTACAATATAATAAAACAACACCTAATGATGTATTGTTTGAAAACATGGACAATTACATAAATGGTGAAGGTACTGAGTCTAATAAAAAGAGAGCAGCTAAAAACTTTTTAGATGTTTCTAAATTAGACATGGAGGAATTAAAAATTAGAGCATTAATTAAAGATGGTATATACTACAGATTTCTTGTTACTAAAGCAGGAGGATGGATTGAGCCAATTGATAGTGGTGTAAGATTAGGTAAAAGACCACATGAATGTTTAGAGTTTTTAAAAGATCCAAAAAATGAAGAATCTTTATTATCATTGATGGATAAAGTAGAACCATATTGGAACTCATAAAATATTAGATAATGGAAAATAGTACACTCTTAATCAAAATTAAACAACGTTTAAATAAACTTGATAGTCAAGACTATGATAATATTGAATGTTGGCAATTTATAGAAGCTTTTAATAAAGCACAGATAGAGTGGTGTAGAAGAAATTTGCATGGAGGTAATATGTATAAAGAAGGTGATGAGTTATCTAAGAAAAGAATAGATGACTTACAACCATTACTAAGAGAGTTATCTCTTACAGGTACTGTTACTGATACATATTTTGAAACAAACAATTTTCCTGAAGACCAGTACTTAGAGTTTAAAAGAGTTACAACTCAAGCAACTGATGAGTGTTGTCCTGAGCCAAGATCTATGACTGTATATTTAGCAGAAGAAGCTAATGTTCCTCTTCTTTTAAGAGACCCATTAAAGAATCCTGATTTTGATTGGGGTGAAACTTTTTGTACAATGCTAAATAATACTATAAGAATATATAGGAATCCAAGTTTTAATATTGTAAATCCTGTATTAACTTATTATAGAAAACCTGTACTTATAGAAATACCAGGATGTGTTAATCCATATACTGGTGTTGAAAGTATTTTTAATGTAAACTGTGAATTCAAAGATGATTTAGTAGAAGTTATACTTGATGACACAGCTGCATTAATTGCTGGTGATATAGAAAATCAGTATCAACAACAAAGAGGTACAGCGGCAGCAGAAAGAAATAATTAATATATGATATAAGATATTTATTTTGTATATTATTATAGTAACAACAAAGTTACAAACAGAGTAAACTGTTAAAATCTTTTTTTATTAACTAGTGAGGGTAATGGTCCTCACACAAATTTATTTATTATGGCTTATTTTAATAATGCGTTTTGTAAGACGTTTGTTGTAGGTGATGCTGATTTAGCAGCAGGCACGGCAACAAGTGCACTGGCAGCGGGTGTAATAGGTTTAGTAGATGGAGCTGACTGGGAAACTGTAGCAGTTGCCGGTGGTGGTGCTGTTCCAGCAGTTACTGCAGGTCAACTAGGTTACTTGGTTGAAGGTTCATTCTATACTAAAGACACTATTGGAAACAATCCAGGTCACGGTGGTTACAAAGAATCTGTAAAATCTAAGGGTATGAACCCAAGATATATTACAAGACTTTGGGCAGCAAACTGTTTAAAAGCGGAGCACGCAACAGCTAAATTATGTTTAGCTTCAGACTGCGCACCTTGTGGTAAAACACAATTTATGAGACTTGATGTTAAGGGATCTCCTGCATTAAGATTTTTAAATCACAATGCATATGCAATTGCTGACTCAGCAAATGTATGTTGTGTTGATGGACAAGAGTACATTGACCCAGCTCTAATTTTAGGAGTTATGGCTCAAATGGCTTTAGCTGATCCTCTAATCAAACCATTTGTAGCTGAAGGAAGCGTTAATGGTTTAGGTGATCCTGCTGCTGGTCAAACTTTGGCAGCTGGAGCAGGTTACACAACTGGAGTAAAATCAACAACAGCTGTTGACAGAGAAAGTCAAGCTATTTCAGCATCAAGCCGTTCAGGTTTTGAAAATGCTAAAGTTGAAGTAGAGAGTGTATCTGGAGCAGGTGCTATCACTAAATATAAAGTTTCACAAGCTGGAGCTGGATATGAAGATGGTGATGTTCTTACTATAGTTGATTCTGGTGCATCTACTGATGCAACAATAACTCTTGCTGCTGCAGGTTTAACTGAAGGTAGCGTTATTGTTACTATGACAGATGCTTCTGGTAATGTAACTACTGAAGTATATACAGTTGCACAAGCTGCTGGAGAAGGTGCTGGAGCATATGTTCCTTCAACTGATCCTCATGGTGCAGTTAAAGTTTCTGCATGTGTAATGTTCAAAGGAGCTTATGTTGACACTGAGTTTGGTAACTGTTCTTTTGATACAAGAGATCACTTTAATGCTGAGCCTGTAGAGATTATTGCATCTTTATTAGATGAGACTGGTAATCCATGTAATGATTGTGGTGTTGCTTCAAGAAAGCCTGGTCAAATGCAACAGACTAAAGGTGAAGAAGTAATCAGAGAATTAATCTTATCTGAAAGATACCGTCAAAATCCTTTCAACCAAGGAAATGCTGACAGTTCAAGATTCAGAGAGATTGAAATGACTGATCAACTTTTAGCTGCTGTTGATAGATCAGCTACATATAGAGCATATTATATAATGCATTCAGTTCCAAGGTTTAATAACCCAACTGGAGTATTTGATAATGATCAATACATTTACAAGATCTATGTTAAGTGTGATGATACAGCTGCACAAACTAAAGTTGGAAAAATCATGGAAGCATTAGAAGCTTGGGCTGGTGATAATGGAAATAAAATTGTATTTGAAGATACTAATGCAATAATTTAATATTTATTATCATTAATTTATTTAGAGCAGGGGAGAAATCTCCTGCTCTTTTTATTTTAAATTGTCTTTAATTTTTTGTATATTATCTATATAGTGTAATAAAGTAATACAAAATGGCAAGCAAACATATATTAAGTTTAGAAATACCAGCAGTATCTAATTGTGATCTTTTGTGTATTAAAGATACAAGTCAATACTCCAAAGAGTTAGCAATAGATTGTGAAGAGTTACTTATAACTTTACCAGGATTTTCTGTTCCTGTGCTGATAAAAGTAGATGGTAAATTTGATATGTGCTTAACTGCATGCACACTTGCACTACAAAAAGATAACTGTGGTACACATCAGGAAAAAATTCCAGATGGAATATACATTATAAGATATAGTGTATCTCCAAACTCTAAAGTATATGTAGAATATAATCACCTTAGAGTAACTAGATTGCTAACTACTTACTATGAAGTATTATGTGAACTAGAAGTACAGGCATGTCAACCAGATTCAGACAAACAAGCTTTGTTAGCAGAAATGAGTTATATAAAAACTTTAATTGATGCAGCTGTAGCTAACGTAGAATACTGTCAATCTGCTGAACATGGAATGCAGTTATACAATTATGCTAAAACAAGGTTAAATAAAATATCATGTCCTACAGGAAATTGTGGTGGTAATGGTAGTTCAAAGTATTTAATTTAAACTAACAAAAATGACAAACTGTGCTCACTGTAATAAAAGATTTACTTGTGGATGTCAGAAGGCTAAATTAGATAATGGTACTATTGTGTGTAAACAATGTAAAGCAAGAATAGATGCAGATGTTAAAACACAAAGAAACTTAAATATAGAATTAGCTAGACAACAGATACAAGATTTAAAAGCAAAGTAGATATGGCAAAAGCAATAAAAGCAGCAAGCAATATTGAATTGCAAAAAGAACAAGCTTTACTAAAAAAAATAAAAGTAGAGCAGAAGTTTGCAAATCAAGTTTATGCTAATTTTCAATCCCTAAGATTTGGTATTGACTCATGCTGTTATACTGACTTTGAGAAAGCAGTATTAAGAAAAGCTCTTTGTGATTGGCAAAACTCTGCTAGCAATAAGGTTGTAGTTGCAACGGAAACTGCAGGTGTATTTGTAGAACCTCTAGCTAAAATAAATGCTAGAGCAAGTATGTCTTGTCCAGAAACACCTAGTAATGTTTGTACAGTATTAGATCTGGAAAGTATAATTGCAGATGGTAATACATATACACAATGTTTTGAAGAAGCTGCACCAATATGGACAATAACACATAATTTAGGAAAATTTCCTTCAGTCACTGTAGTTGATTTAGATAATGTTGTAGTTGTTGGACAGGTTGATTATTTAAATAGTAATATAATACAACTAACATTTAGCAAACCTTTTGCAGGGTGTGCTTTTTTAAATTAAAAGATAATAATAAAAATAAAATAAAATGGCTATACAATTTCTTACAGGACTGAACGTAGATGGTAATATTACATTACAAAATTCAGCTCAATTAAAGGCGGCTAGAATAGATAACTTGAACGCAGATCCAAGTGGAACTTTAGGCCGTATATATTTCAATACCCAAACTAATAAATTAAGATTATATAATGGAGCTTGGGTAGATATAGATACAGGAACAGATGGTAATACCACATATGATTTATCTGTACCTGCTTCTACAACTAGTATAAGATTAGCAGGATCTGATGGTACTAATGATGATGTAGAAATTACAGGTGCTGGTTTAATTACTGTTACTAGAGATAGTGCTACTAAACTAGAAATAACTACTACAGCAACATCTAATACTGGTACAGTAACAAGTGTTACAGCAGGCACTGGTTTAGAACAAAGCGGTACTTCAACGGTTAATCCAACAATAAAAATAGATTATGTTGGTACTGATAATGCAATTTTAAGTGCAACTGCAGCTACACCAGTTGGTGGTGATACAGTATGGTTTTCTGATGCAACGGATAACACAATTAAAAAAGCTTTAATTTCTGCAATGCCAGGATTTGGAAAAGATGGTACAGTAACATCTGTATCAGCTGGAGATGGTATTGTAATCACTGGTACAAGCACAGTAAATCCAACAGTAAATGTAGATTATGCAGGAACTGATAATGTTGTTTTATCTGCAGCTGATGGTACTAGTGTTACTTTAGCTGATGGAGATGACTTTTTATTTTCTGACGCAACTGATAATAATGCTAAATATGCTAATTTATCTCAGTTGGCAACTTATATTAATGCAGGTGCGGGTTCTGTAACTTCTGTTAATGTTAGTGGTGGAACAACTGGTTTATCAACAAGCGGTGGTCCAATTACATCTAGTGGAACTATAACATTATCTGGTACTCTAACTGAAACACATGGAGGTACAGGAAACTCATCATACACAAAAGGAGACATTCTTTATGCTGATGGTACTAATAATCTTGCTAGATTACCTATAGGTTCTAATGGTAAAGTATTAAAAGTAGCTTCAGGTGTACCAACTTGGGCAACAGATCAAGACGCTGGTGGTACTGTAACTAGTATTACATTAGCTGCAGACACTGGAACTGGTACAGCAATAACAAGCTCAGGTACATTTACATTTGATGGTGGTACAAATGTTAGTACATCTGTAAGTGGTACTACAGTAACAATTAACTCTACTGATCAATTCCAAGGTACTGTAACTTCAATTGCTACTCCAAGTGATGGTGGTTTGACTGGTGGTACTATTACTTCAACTGGTAGTTTAAGACTTAAAAACTATAGTGCATTATCTGCTAATAGAGTAATGCAATGGGATAATACCAATAATCAGTTAACAAATGCTCCTATTACTATTAGTGGTAATGATGCTACATTAACTGGAGATTTAACAATTAGTGGTGGAGATATTACATTGAGTGGTACCGGTAGAATTCAAGGTATTGACACAGTAACTGCTTCAACAGATGCTGCTTCTAAAAACTATGTTGACCAGCAATTAGCTGGTTCTGGTTTATTATTATTCCAAGGTGGTTATAATGCAGCAACTAACACACCAGACCTTGATTCTTCTCCAAGTTCAAGTATTAAAAAAGGTTGGTCTTATGTTGTTACAGCTGATGGTTCATTCTTTGCAGAGCAAGTAAGAGTAGGTGATTTATTAATTGCACAACAAGATGCACCAACTACGCTAGCACATTGGGTAACTGTACAGAACAACATTGATTTAGCTACAACTACTTCAGTAGGTTTAGCATCATTTAGTAGTGCAAGTTTTGCAGTTAGTGCAGCTGGACAGGTTACAATTAAAGCGGGTGGTGTTAGTGATTCTCAATTAGCAGAAACATATAACCAGATAATTGGTACTGACTTAGATATTAATACTTCAGGTATTCAAGTAGTTGATCAGTTAAATATGACTGATGGTGTTATTCAAGGACATAGTGTAAGAAATTTACCAACTGCTGATCAAGCAACTACTGGTGTTACAAAATATGCAACTCAGACAATAGTAGATGCAGAGACTGTTGATAATCTGGCTGTATCACCAAAAACACTTGGTGCGTGGCATAGAACTGTTAATTATACTGAAACATTCCCATCTACTTCTGCAAACTCTCATACAGTTGCTGGTAGTACTCATAAATTAGGAACTAAACTTTTAGTTCAAGTATTTGATACTACAAAAGGTGCTCAACATTTTGTGAATGTTGAAGTAGATCCAAGTACAGGTGATGTTGATATGGCATGGACAACTAATGTGAGTGCAAATCACTTAAGAGTTAACTTACAGAAGATACGTTAAAAGGCTAAATTATAATTTTTTTAGTATCTTAGCTGCAAAAAATAATAATTAAATGGCTGTAGAATTTTTATCTGGAATAAATGTTGATGGTGCTTCATCTGTTACAGGAACTTTTTCTGTATCAAGCATTTCTAATGATAATAATGCATATACTGGTATTTTAGTTTGGGATGGTTCAGTATTAAAATATAGGACTAAATCTCAGATTCTTTCTGACATAGGTGGTTCAAGTACTACAGGAACTGTACAAAGTGTTGCAATTGCTAATGGTGGTGGCTTAGGCATTAGTGGTTCTCCTATAACAACTAGTGGGACAATTACTATAACTAATAATGACAAAGGTAGTTCACAAAATATATTTAAGACTATTGCAAAGTCTGGACAGACAAGTGTAACAGCAAACACTAATAATACAACACTAACTTTTGCTGCTAGTGGTGGTATGACTATAACCACTAATAATTCTACTAAAACTATTACGTTTAATTCTTCAGATGATAATGATAATAATTTTGTTTCATCTTTATCATTTAATACAAGCACAGGAGTATTAAGTGTGGCAAGAAATGGATTATCAACTCTTACAGTTGATCTTGATGGTAGATATGTAGAAAAAACTGGTGATACTATGACTGGTGATCTAACCATGGATGGTGCTGGTATAATTATAGATACTGATGTAGCAGGTAATTCTTTAGTATGGAAAGAAAGTGATAGTTCTACAACTGCAGGACAACTAAGAGGTTATGCAAATAGAGGTGATATTTATTTATATAATAATGGTAGTAAGCTAACAGAAATATCATCTAGTACTGATTCTTTTATACCAGCTTTACATATTGGTAGTACAGCAGCAGCAGCCGGTGGTGTTTTACAAACAACCGGTAATGTTAATATAGATGGTGATGCCCATATTAATGGTAGCTGTGGTATTGGAACATCTTCTCCTTCTAATCCGCTTCATGTAAGTTCATCTGTTGAAACTATTGCTAGATTTCAAAGCACTGATGCAGGTGCTAAAATACGTGTTTTAGATGATGTAAATAGTGTTTTCTTAGGATGTACTAATAGTGAAGTTTTTATAGGACCTAATACAACTAATACTAATGTTGCTAATCTTAGAATTGCTACTGGAAATACCGCTAGTGGTCAAGCAGGATATGCTGGGTTTGGTACAACGCCAAGTTCAGGTCATAAATTTAGAGTTGCTGCAACTAATGATAATTCTGCTGATGCTACTATGACATGCATTACTGCTGATATGAATGTAACAGGAACAAGTGTATTAACAGGAGATAGAACTTCAAGAGGAGTTTTTGCAGATATAGATAGTAGTGCATCAGGTGGAGATACTACTAATGAAGTTAGATTAAATGGAGTTGAAGCACATGTTACAGATACTGGTGACGCAGATTTATCTCAAGCTGTTTTTGGACAAGTACAACAATCAAAAACTAATGCTCTTGATAGTGTAACTAATATAACAGGTGGTAGATTTAGTGCATTAGCAGATCATAGTGCAGGATCTATTAGTAATGCTCAAGGGAGCTTTAGCAGTGTTAGAATTAAAAATTCTGGTACTATTACAGCCTTGTATGCTAATAGAAATGAAG